GTGAATCTGGCATTGTTGTATCATCTCCATATGACCATCCAATCATATCATACGCTTTATGTATTGAGTATTTACACATTTTCCTATAGTAGTAAAACTGTAAAAACATGACAATAAGTGTATTCATAATGGATGTCAATGCGGATCCAGATAATCTCGCCCCATTGGTTGGTACTTTGAATTGTTTCTCTCTATAAGCAATATTAAAAATGCCAAATAGCTCATTATGCAGTAGTTGTTCCAATTCCTTCTTGTGTCCTGGAAATACTTTAATCAAAATGGTCTCAACCATTACTCTTAGAGCTCTAGGAATAGAACCATCTAATCCAGAATAATCACATCCTAGATGATTTGGTATAGCATGAGTGTTAAACAATTTCTTATCCTTACCAGGTGCATATGCTTTGATATGATCTCTCATTTTCTTGTGTAGAGGATATACAAATTTTAAGAACTTAATAGTAGTAATCTTATTACAATTTGTTATTACTCTGTTTCTGTTAAGTTTTGTGTACTGTTCTCCTTTGACAAATATATCATGCACTCGTCCGCCAAACATCGTATTTATCTTATCTGCCGCTAAATACTGGGCGTATTTTGCCTTGGCGTCTGGACTGTATTCTGGAGATAGTTTTCCAACTTTACGAACTATGAGTGTCTGGAACTCAAGGGCATATTTATTCGCTTCATTTACTTTTGGTGTATAAGTGAACACATTAAAATATCTTGCAAAATATGCGTAAAGTAATGAGGTTATTCCTTGTACTGGTGTAGATCCATTGGTTGTCATGTTTTGCTCTTTCTTTTTAGCTTTAGTAATCATGTCTGGTTGCATGACGGGATTAACATCATGTTTCTTAAATGGATTGAGTAAAACCGGATTAGTTTTAGGCTGACTAGTATCAAGTGGATTTGGTGAGGAGTACTTTGGTGGTTGTTTCTTCTTTCTATGTGGTATCTTCATCGCATACTTATGCTCCATTTTATTCTTCCTTAGTATAATATTATTATTATACTCACTTCTGATGTATTGGTCTGGAGTAATGTGTGCTTTATCATTACATATTGATTGTTTGATGGTTGGACTATCTGCTAATAACATATTGTAAAACCTCATGCTATGGCATGTGAACTTATCTAGCACAACTGAGAATAAATAATCATCAGTGTGGTAGACAGTGTTATCTAGTAGTGGAACTCGTCTTACATTATAATCAGCGATTTTAGTATCAATATCGTATACCGCCCAAGTTAATCCATCAATCTCAATAGTCTTGTCATACTTAGTGTACTTAGATTTCCAAAATCCCATTGAAGATAATATATACAAATTTGTTATTATAGTACGTCCATCCAAGTCTACGATAAGCTCGTTGTCTCGTCTGGTTATTCTATGTATATTATTGCTCACTGTGGATGATGGTATT